TCGAGGATACGGACGTTCCTGAGTTTCCACCTGACCACCACCGCTACCTCGTCTACAGGGCCTGTCAGGAGCTTTTCGTAAAGCATGACAACTTGCAGCATTCTGAGATGTATCGGAGAAAAGCAGACGTTGAGTTACTGAGAATCGAAAACCTCTACCTCTCGGAAGGAGCAGGTTATTGGATTAAGAATGGTTATCGCGAGAGTCAAATGAGCTATCGCACATCCACCACTCTAAGTACGCGGGGATAGAATGGATCCAAGGCTAAAGCTTGAGGTTCCTCGCCTTGATGGCGTCAATGAGCTTCTGCCTCAACCGAATGGTTCTGCCACTAAGGTGGAGAACTTTACGGTGGATCCCTCTACAGGTGGATGGGATAACCGTATTGGATATGAGAAGTTCTTTCCGAATGCCGCCGTTTATCTACCTTTTCTTCTTGAGAAGAGAATCCACAGTCTCTACATTTGGAGCACTCATAACGGTGCTCGAACTTATCATTTGTTTGAGTCTGAAAACCCTGCATCTGCTCGCTGCAATCTTAGATATACAGTTGGAAATCCTGGTGGAATCGTAGAGGTTGATACGTTCCGTCGCGTCCCTACACTCGATGAACCCGTCACCGACTACGAACCATTTGGTCGCTACCTCATCATCGTCAACGGCCACGATAAGCCCCTGAAGTTTGATGGTGAGAAGGAGGGTGATAGCGTTCGCCCATTAGGTTGGGACCAAATCCCTGGTTCGCCCACTCCTTGGATCCCAGACGTTGCAAACGTAAACCGAGGGAATAATCAGTGGTTTGCTATGCAGGCCCCGGACGCTACTGCAAACTCTTTATTCGGTGGTCTTCCTACTGGTTTCCAGAAGAACTATGGACTCGGATATACTACGAACAACGCTAAGAATAGCTATCGGTGGCGTGTCACGTTCGTCAGTGAAACAGGAAGCGAGAGCCCAATGTCGGCACCTTCTGAGCTTTCGAGTTGGATAACTGATGGCAGTGGTGCTTGGTTTTCTAACTTAAGACATGCTGTTTATTTGGCAGATATTCCGAAGGGTCCAGCAGGAACTGTTGCGCGTCGCATTTATAGAACCAAAAACATGGGTGACGGTGGAACAGCAGATGCTCAATCCGAGTATTACTTCGTTGCTCAAATGAGCAATAACACAGAGACTGTGTACACTGATTCTACTCCGGACCAGTTCTTAGTCACTCTCGCACCAACTGATACTGCCAGTGTAATCTTCCCGTGTCCCGGTGCTCGCTTTGCTGCTACGTTCAAGAACTGTCTGTTCCTCGATGGTGGGCAGTCTGACCCTACTCGTGTGTATTACTCGAACCCACTGAATCCCGATTCATTTTCTGCATCTGATTACTTTGATGTAGGTGTTCGAGATGGTGGCGACATTACTGGGTTGTTTGCTTATTACAACAGCCTCATCCTGTTTCGAGAATCTTCTATTGAGTTGGTGCGTGGGGATCCTGTCAACGGATTCAATGTTGTGCCATTCATTCAGGGCATTGGTTGTAGAGCAATCAACTCAGTGACTGCTGTCCCTGGCGTGGGAATCATGTTCTTAGGCAATGATGGCGTCTATCGAATCTTTGGCGGCCTTGATGGTGGTTCTCAGGTTCAGATTGAGAAGATGACCCCCAACTTGGTCAAGACTCAGAAGCGATTCAATCCTGCTCTTTTGGCTCGTGCGTCTGCTACTTACAGCCCCAAGTGGAGAGAGTGGCATTGCTATATGCCTGTAGATGGCGAGGAGAAGCCAGCGCTTGGCTTGGTCTACCATGTAGATAAGAACGCTTGGTCTACACGCACAGGCTTTCCAGTGGGCTGTATTGCTGCTGACCAGAATGGTGAGCTTATCTTTGGTCACAACACAGGCAAGCCGAGTGGTATCCCAGCTACCTGGGAGACTGGTCTGTTTGTTATTTCGAGAGCAAGGCAGGCGGGCTATACAGTTAATGATGATGGAGATGCTGCCATTGCAAACGCTGCGCCTACCAGCATTTACAAGTCCAACTGGATGGACATGGGCAAGGCGGCACAGAAGAAGTTCGTCAAGTACGTCTACTTGCACGTTATGACAAAGGGGAACAACGCTATCCCCTTAAAATACTTCAAAGATTTCGACTACGATGGCATCACGTCTTCTGGTGAGAAGATGCAGCGTGCAGACCATCCAGACCAAGCGGTATTCAACACTGCAATCTGGGACACTGCTGTATGGGAAGACCCGATGTTCACTACTGTTCGCTACCCTATTGCGCTGAGTGCTGCCTCGTTCTTTGCCTTTGAAGTGGAAACAAACAACGACTTTGTTCTTGTGGGCTACTCGCTTGAGTTTGCTGCGAACAAGACCCACACCATCAAGGGTAAACGCTAATGGCTTTCAAGTGGACAGAAGGCGACCACCGCAGTGGGAACATCCTCGATGCGGATGAGTTCAACACCTCATTCAACAATGTAAAGGGAGAGATTAACGGGGGATTAGATAGGGAGAACCTGCCAAATGCAAGTGTGTCTAATGAAGAGCTGGCTTCAGACGCAATGGTTAAGTACGTTGTAAAATCCGGCATGAGGGCACAAAACACCACCTACTCCAATGCCATATTCACAGATGGGTCCACCCCTATTCCTCAGTCTGTTCGTGCGTTCAACTACAATAGATATTCTGGTGGTTGGAGAACCAATGAAGCCGAGAAGATAACCAATGAAATCTTCCAAGAAGGAATGCTTCACATCGAATACAACGGTTGGTATTGGTTGAGAAATCACGTAGCCACCGCATCGTCTGCAAGAAACACAAATGAAAAGCACTGTCAGATTTGGTGCCAGTTTCAGATTACTTTAGATGGCACCCCGGTTATTACTGGCGGTAAGCACTACCAAAATGTGGGACAGATTCATTTGGTTGGTGATGTGCCAATATCTACCGGCAAGCACGATATTGCTTTGAGGTGGCGGTTTGCTTCTTGGCCCGGTTCTTTTCCGAGTGGAGCAACCACGATCACTCAACCTGTGTTTTACTATGACGGTGGACAACTCACAGTCATCAATAGGTATCGCTAATGGCTAAGATTACTACGACCAATGTCGAAGCTGGTGACGCCACAAGCGTGGCAGCAACCAATGCCGGATTTACCGCTGTTCAAACTGCCACTGCAACAGGCGCATTGAACGAAGAAAATGTTCGATCTGAGGGTATTGATAGAAGGCAGTTGGCCCTTCATAGCGGAACCGGTTCTACGGGACGAATGGAGCCCTTGGTTTACATGCAGATGGAAGATAACCTGAACTCAGGCGCGATTGTTGATACTGTGTACACTGGTCAGAATGGTACGCAAGAGTTCGCAGTTAACGGGCCTCCTGATCTTTTACTGAACTTTACCGGCTTGCCCGGTGGATACTTGGCAATCAGTACAGGCGATTTGATTCGCATTCACTATACGATTTATTTGAAATCACACACAGATACAACCTATACATCTGCGGGTAGTGACAACGCTGCTGATCCTAACAGGCAGAACAATCCTGCTGATGGTATTGGTCTTCTGTTCTTCCCTACTTGGCAGTTGACAGGTGGTGGAGCAATGCAGGTTCTTCCAAACGAGGAGGACTTGTTGACTAACTTTGGTCCCGGTGCTGGAGTTACGATTGACAACACTACGTCCAGAACTGACGCTGTTTCTTTTGTATCTTTAGAGGGAACTGGAACAGGTGGTGGTGCGTCGCGGTTTGGTGGAAACACCACCCGCATGGTTCATGGTACATGGAGCCACGTAGCCACCACAAACTACACTGTTTATGGCATTCGTCTATATGGACGTGGCCCTATGGTTTACCAAGGGGATGGTTCTGGGAATAGGCAGTTGTATGTTCCAACTTGGGCTGCTGGTAGATATGCAACTGCTTATCTGGATATTCCTCAGTCTGGATCAACATTCAACTTTACTCTATCTAATGGTCAGCTTGGCATCGTTGTAATGAGGGGAGATAGCTAAATGGGATACACTCCACCGAACTCATTTGGTGCTGGCACAGTTATTTCCGCTGGCGATGTTCAGGAAAACCTTGATGCTATGAACAAGTATGTGGATGGCGCTGTTGCTTCTACAGACTTAGCAGTAGATGGTTGGGTCCAATCCAAGCACATTATGCGAGGCCATTACAATACGATTGTAAACATGCACTCCTTTGTGAGTGGTTTGAATGGTGGGCATGTTGCAGACCCTGCTGATATGTCTTTTATTGGAGATGGGCCAACAGGTAGAAACAACAAGACAAACCCTGACCTTGTTCCTTTTCCAAACTCTACAATAGACTTCCATCTCACCGCTGCTGCGGATGTGATGTTTCAGTTTTCTGCGTATCCTCACACACCAAGTGTGAACGGTCTTGTTTCTCCTGCTACTACCTTCGCTACATTGTTTGTTGATGGCGTGCAGGCCCTTCAAACACAGTGCGCCACCAACCACATTATCTATACGAACAGTTTCCAAGATAGTGATTTCTGGATTCCTCACTACCAGAATGTTTGGTCTGGCTTCTTTATTTCTAAGAACCTTGCTGCTGGTGATCACACCATTGGTATTAGAGGAACAACATCAGGAAGGCATAGTTTTCTCACACATTGGTCAGTAAGCCTTGAGGCTTTCTATAGGTAGGATTTATGGCAAGTAGATTAACAGGAGCCTTAGAAGGCGCAGCAACAGGTGCGGGTGTTGGCACTTCGATTAGTCCGGGTGTTGGCACTCTTGTTGGTGCCGGTGTTGGTGCTTTGGGTGGAGCCCTCACAGGTGGTGAGACGGAGGATGAAAGAAGGCGCAGGGAGAGGCTTGAAGAGCTTCAGCGCAGGCAGGAGCTTGGTACGCTTGGTCTTACTGACGAAGAGATGAATGTTGCCTTGGGCCAGGCTCAAGGTGCTTTGACTCAGCAACAGCAGGCACAAGCGGCACAACAGGCTGGGCTTCTTGCTACCCAAGACTTAGGTGCCGGTGCTGTTATGAGGCAGCGTCAAGAAGAGGACAGCGCTAAAAGAAAGGAGATGGCCGAGGCTCGAAAAGAGGTTGACCTCTTAGACCAAAAGGTAAAGTCTCAAGAAGAGAAGCTCTTAATAGAGGAAGAGGCGAAGGCGATCAAGCGCCGGGAAGAAGACCGTTCCGCTATGCTTGAGGCTCTTGGGAGTGTTGGGGCAGAGCTTGCGGAGGCTGCTGGTGAGCAGAGCATGATAGAGTTTGGCAAGGCCAAGATACGCGCAAGAAAAGAATCTAAAGCAGAAAGTAGGGAGAAGGCGATAAAGGCTGCCGCTGGTGGTGCCTCTCTCTCGCAAGCACAGCAGGCAGAAGGCGTGTGGGGTCAGGGTGGTTTGCCTAAACCTGCAACACGGGCTCTCCATAAGATGGCGGCTGTTGGCGGTAGTGCTACCCAGTCTGATAGTTCTTTGGCTCCTATGCTTACGGCGTCTCTTAAAGAACGTGCAGCAGCATCTATTATCACAAGCGGTGTTCCTCCTGAGATTGCTGAACAGTTAATAATCAGGGCCGGGGGAGATCCTGAGATTCTTAAAAGCTACATAGAGAAGTACGGGGGTAGACTCTAATGCCTACGAATGGCCAATCATACGCTGCCACTTATGTGAACAGCATAGAATCATTTTGGGAACAAGAGAAGAACGATTCCAGAGCTATCCTTTTGACAGAGGAAAAGAATCGTAAGGCTTATATGGAGTCTCTTGAGCGCTCCATTCGCGCCGCTGATGACGATATTCGTGCTTGGACCAAGATGAGCGGTGACATGAATCGCGCTGAGCGCAAGCTTCTTCTTGATAAGCAGAGATTGGCTTACCGCTCCAGGGGTCGCGCTTCAAAAGCAGCGAGTGCTGTTCGTAGTGGATTTGATAAGACTCGCCTAAAGGCAGCCAAAGCTACGGCGGGCAGTTCGGAAGAAGCGAACTCGATTGCACGTATTCTAAGTGGCTTGAAGTCAGCAGGCGAAGACGATCAGGTTCGGAACATTGTGCGCCAACTTCAACAGTCTGGTCGGCTTACCTCTATGTTGGCGGGTGAAATGGCTGGTCTGACAGGTAGGGCTGGCAGTGCTTCAAAGTTGTCGGTTGGCATGGGCGCGTATGATGCTCTAAAAGAAGCCAATGCACAAGCAAAGAGAAGTGGATTGCAGGGTGTAGATGACCGTGTTCTCCGTAAAGCGGCTGCTCAGTTGGCAGGAACAGCCCCAGGTGGTCTAAACGAAAAAGCCTATGAAGCAACTATGAAGGTTGTCTCTAACAAGGCAGCCTCTTCAGTTCGTTCTCGTGCTTCTGAAGATCCCGCAAATGTTATTGCTGATGAGTTGCAGGGTGCTGGTTTCGATTTGGAAACCTTTATGCCTGCCATTGAGGCTTTCGGTCTCATTTCTCGTAGGTCTGATCTCCAACAGCGTCTTGAGAAAGAAAGGTCAGAGGTTGTTTCAGATATTGAAGGCGAGGCAGAACAAAGATTCTTAGAGCGTGTCGGTGATGTAGACACTGGATTAGAGTTTGGTGGTGGCTTCTTAGGTTCGATGCGGTTCGCTGCTCAGAACAAACAAAAAGATGCTGAGCTTGATACAAGGATTGCCGGGATAGACGCTGAAGAGGCCCAGCTTGGTGCGATGTCTTCTGATCAAAAGCTTCTATTGCGAGCTTCTGGAAGAGCATCTCAGTCCTTTGCAAAGCATGGTGCAAATATTCCACCTGGGGTCAGTC